GCATCGCCGCCCAATGGCGACAGCATGAAAGGCAGAGGCTGAAGGTCCTGGTGCTGTGGCGTTATAACCTCCTGGACCCCTTTGGTGGGCAGGCGCCACGTTTCTCGAACATTGATGTTATCGGTCTGTCATTTCATCGATCCAAGGGTCTGGAAGCAGACTACACGATCCTGCTTGACGTCAGTGAAGGCGACTACGGCGTGCCTAGTCGGATCGAAGATGACGAGTTGCTCAATCTCGTTATCCCGCGGCCGGAGACTTATGCCTACGCAGAGGAGCGGCGTCTTTTCTATGTGGCGCTGACGCGTGCAAGTAGAGGGACATTCATCCTCTATAATCGCCGTAAGCCCTCGCGATACATCCGTGAGCTCCGCGAAATTGCAGGGGATGACGTACAGTTCGAGACATTGGACGGTGAGAAGTTAGATCAGTGCCCAAGCTGTCTGGTGGGGCAGATTGTTGAACGACAAGGACGCAACAATACTGTCTTTTATGGCTGCAACCAATTCCCAGAATGTAAGCATACTCAGCCGTCAGCGCCTTCAACAACCAAAGGAGCCGTTTAAATTTTTTCCGATGGCTAATTTTTGAGAAGATTAATCCACTGATGGCTATAAACGACAACCGCTCACTGCCTGAAACTACTCCGAGAAACTTCTCAGCCTTCGAAACCCCTGGGAAACTGGGGGTTTTTCCAATTGCTCAAAAAATCAACTTTTCTCGCGCGCGCGATTAAGGGGGGAGAGGTGGTGAAGGTTCTAGGTATGTAATATAAATATTGATATATTGAGTTTATACACCAACCCAATGAATTTATGTCATTTTTCGGGTTTGAGGAAAATCTGAGTTTCAGATTTAACGCTGAGGGTTTTGTTTTGCTTCTCCGTCCCTAGGCAGCGCGCTATATCCGCTCTCGACGCGGCGATCCTTCGTTTGGAGGATTGCTTTGAACCAAATAGCCCCAGGCGCATCCGAATGTTCGGATACGGGCCGTCCCACTACATCTGCTTCTGGCTTGGGCTCCGGTGCTGTCCTTGCCCTTGACCTAGGCACCACCGCAGGCTGGGCCATCAAGACGGGTGATGACTTCATCACCAGCGGCACGGTATCGCTGAAACACTCCCGCTATGATGGCGGTGGCATTCGGTTCCTGCGTTTCCATCGGTGGCTTGACCAGCTGGATGAGGACGCGGGTCCGCTAGGTGCAATCTATTTCGAAGAGGTCCGTCGCCACGTCGGTACTGACGCGGCCCACGTATATGGCGGGCTGCTCGGCATCCTGACTGCTTGGTGCGAAGAAAGACTGATCGCCTACCAGGGCGTGCCGGTCGGGACCATCAAGCGCTTTGCAACCGGCAAGGGCAATGCCGACAAGGCTGCCGTTATCGACGCCGTGCGGCAACGCGGGTTTGCCCCAGCCGATGACAATGAGGCCGACGCGATCGCAATACTCCTCTGGGCCGTTGAGACCCGTGGAGGTGTCCGATGACCAGTTGGTCTATTCTCGGCCACACAGCCAAGGTGCTCGAAGAGCGGCGGGACGATTACGGCGATCCAGCCGAACAGTTCGGTGAGATCGCCAAGCGCTGGTTGATCACGTTGGGCACACCCATCACGCCTGCGCAAGTCGCGCTGTGCATGATCGATCTGAAGCTTGCCCGGCTGGCTTACGATCCGGGGCATGTCGACAGCGTGGTGGATGTGATCGGTTATGCCGCTTTGCTCAGGGAGGTGCGCTGATGGCCATGACCTCCCGGATCTACGGCAGCGCCCGGCAGCGAGACGGCGAACAGCTTCGCCGCGATGGATGGCGCAATGGTATCCTTGCTGTCTCGGTCAGCGACCAACGGCTCACCACCCTGGAGCGTGAAGCCATCCGCGCAATTGGCGAACGGCTCTACGGAGGTGCGCATGGCACGGGGGCGTAAGCGCAAGGCCGGCCGCAGGCTCCCATGCGGCAAGCGCCCACGCGAGGAAACTCAGCGCGAGGCCATGTCGACGGTGCTGGAAGCCCGGCAGCGGCACTATGGCGTGGGAGCGAGCCAGGCGAAGGACGAAAGGCTCGGCACGGCTCTCGGCAGGCTGTCTTTCACCGGGCGCATTGGCGCTGACCAGTTTGCTGCCGGACAACTCTACGGTGAGATCATGGCGCGCAATCGGGCCGTCATGGGGCTGCCCATGGATCAACCGCGCTCTGTTACTGCACTCCTGATCAACGAGGGGATCTTCGGTGGCAGCACACCAGACCCGGATCCTGCGCTGGTCGAGAAGGTCAGAAAGCAGGCTGCGAGCGCAATCCTCATGTTGCGCACAGCTGATAGTGATGCCCCTGGATTGGTTGGCAGGAAGCCCAGCCAGCTGGTTCATGCATTGGTTTGTCACGATGTGGATGCCGCGTTTTGGTCTCCCGCCGATCTACGGAACCTCACTCATGGCCTTGATGCGCTGTGCCGGCTATTCCGGATCGGATCGCCGATTTGCACTTGAGCATTCTATGCTAAGCGTTCGGTATAACAAACTGTGATTAAACGATAAAATTACGATTAGGTGTTGACGAACGATTGCAGGAAGCGTATCTGTTCCGAAATTCAAAGCTCAGAACTGCGCCCGGAGCCCACAGGCTTTCGGGCGTTGTTCGTTTCAGGGGGTTGGATGGCTGAAAGGCTCCGTGGCCGTCGCGGGGTAGCTCAACGCCTTCGCCGCCTCCGGGCTGAACCCCTCTGCCGCGATTGCGCCTCCGCCGGGATTGTCCGCGAGGCGACCGTACCTGACCACATCGTGCCGCTGGCTCGTGGCGGATCAGACGAGGACAGCAATATCCGCTGCCTTTGCGCGGAGTGCCACGCCAAGCGGACTGCCGAGCAATTCAGCCAGCGCAGGATAATCGCGATCGGGCCCGACGGTTGGCCGATCGTCGCGGCTAACTGATGGAATGGAAGTACTCTAGGATTTCATCCGTGAGGTTGGTGAGGCGCACTGCGTTTTCATCCCGCAAACGGCCAGTCGCTACGCCCCAAAGCATTGCTTGGTCGCGCTGCGGTATCTCGCCGTAGCGATCAATGTACCAGGCTAGCCGAAGAGCCAGCTCCTTCTGAATATCTGCCATCATCCACCTCTCCGCCCGTGTAGCCACATTCAGCCGAAAGCGAAAATGGGGGGGCGGGCCTCGAAAGTCTGGACCTTGGCCGAGGGACACCGCGCTTGGCCCAAACTTTACGCAACCGCGAGTTAGCGACCGGGGGTCGGAAAGCAGAAAGTCTTAGATTTCCGTCGAATTGACTGGATAGTCGCCGCGATAAGAGCGGTAGTCGCTTCACGAACACGGAGCGATGCAGATGACTAACTCGACCTTGCCAACCGCCAACGAAGCCTGGGGCTTCTACGGCACCAGCGGCGCCTTCGCAGATCCGGATGCGGCCTGGGCGATTGCCTTCCCGGCGGTGCTGGCGGCAACCGAAGGCACTGCCGAAGGGGTTCGGGATTTTCTCGATAGCCGCCACGGCCGCCACTTCGCTGACGACGTACATAACGGCGTCCATGCGGGGCTCGATCTGACCGCAGCCATCGAAACGGCGATCACCCGCTGGATGGGATGGACCATCAACCGGGAAACGGCTCGCGAGATCTCGATGCCAAAGGGGCTGCCTTACCTGAAGGGGTTCGTCCTCTACTTTAGCCTGAAGGCGCAAGCTGCATGAGTGCGAGCGCAACCAGCACGATCCGCCTCGCGATCCGCACGCTGCCTGAGAACTTCGACCGCAGCCGGATTGTCACGGTGATCGAGACGATCGAACAGGAACTCTACGCGGGCGGCGTCTACGCCAGCGCGACCGCCGACAACTTTACCATCGAGATAACGGTCCGGACCGACCAACTGCTCGACACCGCCAAGGTGCTGACCGAGCTCGAACTGGTCTGACGCTCGGGCGATAGCCCGATCTCCACCTGACCCGACAATTTGACCAAGCGCCGCGAGCCATAAGGCTACTGCGGCCAAACCCGTTTCAAGGACAGCTATGGATCAGGACTGGCCGGCCCAGAGCAGTGAGCTCTGGCCGATAGAGAAGATCACGCCTTATGCGCGCAACTCCCGCACGCACTCGGACGAGCAGGTCGCCCAGATCGCGGCCTCGATCCGCGAGTGGGGCTGGACCAACCCGATCCTGGTCGATGAAAACGGCGGTCTGATCGCCGGTCATGGCCGTTTGCTCGCGGCGCGCAAGCTGTGCCTCTCCCAGATCCCGACCATCGTCGCCAAGGGCTGGAGCGAAGCCCAGAAGAAGGCCTACGTCATCGCCGACAACAAGCTGGCGCTGAATGCTGGCTGGGACCTTGAGCTGCTGGCGGTTGAGCTCGGCGATCTGCAGGGCTTCGATTTCGACCTGATGCTGGCGGGGTTCTCGGACGACGAGCTCTCGAAGCTTCTGGCCGAAAAGACCGAAGGCAACACGGACCCGGACGAAATCCCGGAAGCGCCGATTGATCCGGTCGCCAAACCCGGCGACGTCTGGCTGCTGGGAAAGCACCGGCTTGTCTGCGGCGACAGCACCGATGCCGACACAGTGGCCAAGGCGCTCAATGGCATCACGCCGCACCTGATGGTCACTGATCCACCCTACGGCGTCGAATATGACCCCGCCTGGCGCGAAAAGGCGGGCGTTGCCGCTTCAGGCACTGCCAAGGGCAAGGTGCTGAACGATAATAAGGCCGACTGGCGCGAGGCCTGGGCACTGTTCCCGGGCGACGTTGCCTACGTCTGGCACGCTGGTCTTTATGCCGGTGTTGTCGGCGACAGCCTCGCGGCCTGCGACCTAATGCTTCGCTCCCAGATCATCTGGGACAAAGGGCAGCTAGTCCTATCGCGCGGCGACTATCACTGGGAGCACGAGCCCTGCTGGTATGCCGTAAAGAAGGGCGCGAAAGGTCACTGGGCCGGTGACCGCAAGCAGACCACCGTCTGGCATATCGCCAAGCCGAAGAAGAACGAGACGGGTCACGGGACCCAGAAGCCGGTCGAGTGCATGAAGCGCCCGATTGAGAACAATTCCAGCCCCGGCCAAGCCGTCTACGAGCCATTCTCGGGCTCGGGCACCACGATCATCGCCGGCGAAATGACGGGCCGTTCAATTCATGCGATTGAGCTAAATCCAGCTTACGTCGATGTAGCCATCAAGCGATGGCAAGATTTTACCGGCAAGGCTGCCACCCTTGAGGGTGACGGCCGCACCTTTAATGAAATAGCTGGGATCGTCAGCAACGATGGCCCCGCCAGTACCGATCCCATCGAAGAGCCCAACCACCTCTGACCATTGCGCAAGAAATATCGCCAGATTTCGGCGACACGCACCAAGCTGCGGTTCGGGAACCACCGGCGCCTCCTTCAGAGCGGCACTCCATTGCCGGACCGCTTACAAGAATATGCCCTTCACGTGACACGCCAACCGGGCGGCCGATCAGCCTGACCAGCGCATCTCGAGCCTCTTCCGCTGAGGCTCGCGGGCATGGCTGATTGGACCTGCAGCTACCGTCGCTTTCGCGCGCAGCGATGCCAGACAGGCGGATACGCGGACCTTCGGCGCACCAGACCGGCCCATCGCCGTCCCAGACCCGTGTCGGCGTGCAAGTAAACGTCGTGCCTTGCGGTGCAATCACTGCGGCAGCGGTCATGATCAGAAATTCAAATATTATCGTGTCCTCGGGTTTTGGAGGCTTTGTACCGGTCAGGCGCGAGACATAGAGGAAGGCGCTCGGCCATGAAACCCGGAACCAAACCCAAGCCGACCCACCTGAAGCTGGTCACGGGCAATCCCGGCAAGCGGGCGCTGAACCGCAAGGAGGCCAAGGCCAAAGCGGCCATTCCCGCACCGCCGCATCACCTGACCGCAGATGCGGTCGAGGAATGGAACCGCGTGGCGACCGAGCTCTTCAACCTCGGGATCCTCTCCGAGATCGATCGGGCCGCGCTCGCGGCCTACGCCATGGCGTATGGCCGCTGGGTTCAGGCCGAACGCGCGATCGCGAAGATGGCCGAGAAGGATCAACTGACCGGCGGCCTCATGATCAAGACATCGAACGGCAACGCAATCCAGAACCCGCTGGTAGGCACCGCCAACAAGGCGGCAGCGGATATGATGCGTTACGCCGCAGAATTCGGGATGACGCCGAGTGCCAGGAGCAGGATCGCGGCCCAGCCGCCAGAAGAAGGCACGGACCCCGCCGACCGCTTCTTCTCATGACAGGACACTGGCCTATGCCACTGCGGTGGTCTCGGGCGAGATTGTCGCCGGACCGCATGTTCGCAATGCCTGCAAACGGCACATCGCGGACCTGAAGCGGAAAGACGGCATCTGGTTCGACCATGATGCCGCAAACCACGCCTTCGCTTTCTTCGAGGAGGTGCTGAAGCTTTCCGAAGGCCAGTTCGAAGGAGAACCCTTCCGGCTTGAGCCGAGCCAGGCGTTCATCGTCGGTTCGCTGTTCGGCTGGAAGCGCAAGGACGGGCGCCGCCGGTTCCGCCGAGCCTACATCGAGCAAGGCAAGGGCAACGGCAAATCACCGGTCGCGGGCGGCATCGGCATCTACGGAATGACCGCATGCCAGGAAGCCGGCGCCCAGATCTATGCAGCTGCGGCCAAGAAGGAGCAGGCTAACATCCTGTTCCGCGACGCGGTGCGGATGGTCCGGCAATCACCGGCGCTGGCTCGGCGGCTGGAGTTCTCAGGCGGCCCTGGACGCGAGTTTAACATCGCGCATCTGGCGTCGGGCAGCTTCTTCCGCCCGGTGTCGCGCGACACGGGCAAAACCGGTTCAGGCCCGCGGCCGTACTTTGTGCTTGCGGACGAGGTCCACGAGCTTCCGGATCGCTCGATCATCGAGATGCTGGAGCGCGGCTTCAAGTTCCGCCGCGATCCACTGCTGTTCATGATCACGAACTCGGGCTCGGACCGCAATTCGGTTGCATGGGAGGAACACGAACACGCTATCAGGGTCGCGGCCGGTAATCCCGATGCCGTGACTGACCCGACCTTTCTGGGACAGGTCATCGACGACACGACCTTCAGCTATGTCTGTGCGCTTGATGAAGGCGACGACCCGCTGACCAACCCCAGCTGCTGGATCAAGGCGAACCCGCTGCTGGGCATCACGATTACCGAGCAATATCTCTCTGAAGTCGTGGCGCAGGCAAAGGCCATCCCCGGGCAATTGAACGGGATCCTGCGGCTGCACTTCTGCGTATGGACCGACGCCGAGACCGCCTGGATGGCGCGCTCGACGCTGGAGCCGCTCTTGGCAGAGTTCGAACCGAAAGCCGGCCAATCCGTCTGGCTCGGGCTCGACCTCAGCCAGAACCGCGATTTGACCGCACTGGCCGCTGTTCAGCGCAATGGCGAGAAGGACGGCAAGCCCTGCTTTGACGCCTGGGTCGAAGTCTGGACGCCGGGCGATACGCTCAGCGCACGCGTGCTGCGGGACAAGCAGCCCTACGATGTCTGGGTCGCAGACGGGTTTTTGAATGCTCCGGCCGGCGAGAACATCAGCTTTCGCCATGTGGCGCAGGCCTTGGCTGAGATGGCCTCGGACTACCGGGTCGAGGCGGTTGCTTACGACCGTTACGCCTTTCGGCGGTTCGAGGAGGAAGTTGCTGAACTCGGCCTCGACCTCGCTTTTGTAGAACACCCGCAAGGCGGCACCAAGCGGGCGAAACCGGCCGGCGAGATGACCGAAGGGCTGTGGATGCCGGGCTCGCTTCGGCATCTCGAAGAACTGATCCTCGAGGGCCGCATCCGGCTCAGACGCAATCCGGTCCTCATCTCGGCAATGATGTCGGCGGTTACCGAGACCGACCGCTGGGACAACAAGTGGCTCTCCAAACAGCGGGCCATCAACAAGATCGACGCAGCGGTCGCGCTGTGCATGGCAGTGGGGGCAGCGATGGCAGGCGACGCTTCTGGCTCCATCGATGACTGGCTGAAGAGCCTCGCATGAACCTGTTTCAAAAGGCGCTCGGCTACATCGCGCGCTCTATCGGCCTCACTGACCCACGGCTGGTGCAAGCCGCAGGCGGTCGCACAACCACGACCGGCGAAGTGGTCTCGAGTGCTTCCGTGCTGGGGCTCGCCTCGGCATGGGCCTGCGTCAATCTGCTTGCAGGCACGATCGCATCACTGCCGCTCATGGTTTACCGGACCCGGAGCGGAGCACGGACGGTTGCCACTGACCACCCACTCTACCGGATCCTGCATGACAGCCCGAATGCCGACCAGACCGCGGTCGACTTCTGGGAGTTCATTTGCGCCTCAATTGAGCTGAGCGGCAATGCCTATGCCGAGATTATCCGGGGCAGCAATGGTCGGGTAGTGGCGCTGAGCGTCCCCATCGCGCCCGAACTAATGACCGTGCGCCGTCTACGCGACGGCAGCCTAGAATATGAGTGGTCGGATGGCGGCATTCGCAGTGTCGTCAGCCAGGACAACATGCTCCACATCCGGGGCTTCGGCGGCAACCCGCTGGGTGGTCTTTCGACCCTCAGCTTCGGCCGCCAGACTTTCGGATTGGCGCAAGCCATCGAGCGCGCCTCGGGCGACACCTTCCGGAACGGAGTGCGTCCCTCGGGGCTCCTGAAGACTGCCGACAGCCTGACCCTCGACCAGCGCAAACAGGCAGAGGAACTGCTGCAGGAGAAGTTTGCCGGTGCGATCAATGCGGGGCGGCCGATGCTGCTCGACCGGGGCATGGACTGGGTCCAGCTTTCGATCAGTCCGGAAGACGCGCAGATGCTGCAGAGCCGGGCCTTCTCGGTCGAGGAGGTTTGCCGCTTTTTCGGCGTGCCGCCGTTCATGGTCGGCCACACCGAGAAGACCACCAGCTGGGGCACTGGGCTCGAACAGCAGACCCTGGGCTTCCAGAAGTTCACGCTGCGCCGGCGTTTGAAGCGCATCGAACAGGCGCTTGCCAAGCAGCTGCTCTCGCCCACTGATCGCCAGGCTGGGCTCGTCATCGAGTTCAACCTCGAAGGCCTGCTGCGCGGCGATAGCGGCGCGCGGGCCGCCTTCTACCAGATGATGCTCGGGAGTGGCGTGATGACCATCAACGAGGTCCGCGCTCTCGAAAACCTGCCGCCAGTCGAAGGCGGCGATGTCCCCCGCATGCAGATGCAGAACGTACCCATCACCCAGACTGGATCAGGCGCAGCGCCCGCAGCGCTTCCGCCGATAGATTCCGGAGTTGCAGCATGAACCATCTCGATTTCATTCTTGATACCAAGGCCATCACCGAAGATGGCCAGATCGAGGGGCTGGCTGCCGGTTACGGCAACGTCGATGCCGGCGGCGATGTGATCGTACCCGGCGCACTGGCCCGTTCCTTGAGGGGCCGCA